ACATGTAATGGTTGCACCACCACCCGCCCATCGACGCATGGGAATAGGGGTCCATCCCGAATCGCGTGATGACCGCCCCCAGCACACTCGTCGGCCGCCAGAGCAGCACGTCGCAATCCATCAGCGAATGGCGGACGTCGGCATAGGGCGTCAGCTTGTAGGACTTGGGCAGCACGGCAACATCCGAAAGAGGTAGCGCCCGCGGCGCGATCGCCGCGGGCGCGGAACCGCCGTATCACTCCGTTTGGGCGCAGGCCCACCAGTCGAGATCCCACCCGACCACCGCATCGCCGGCCACGTCGACCATGCCGATAACCGGCGTCAGGAAGACGTCATCCGGGAAGGTGACCGCGTCGATTTCCGACTCGCTGAGAACGGCCGGGGCGGACGTACCTTGCGCCACCGCGCCGTTGACGTAGAACGTCAGCGACTTCGGGCTAGCGCAGTACCGGAAGCCTACCTTGACGTAAGTGGCCGCGACCATGGTGTGGAGCGCGTTCAGCTTCGTCTTGGTGGCCCCGTCCTGGGCCGTCTGGCCATCTGCCTTGTAGCCGCCGTCCCATGCCGCACCTTCCGCGACCAGATGGTCGAAGCCGACCATGTTGTAGTCGGCGATGGTTCCCGCGTCCGCGTACAGGTGGTTGGTCGTGGCCGCCGCAATCTCGGACAAGCCGACGAACATCGAATACTTCGCGGCCGTGATCGCGGAGACCGTGAACCGCGCCTCGAAGCACAGGTCGTTGTCGGCCAGCTTGTACGGCGCACTCAGGCCGCACCCACGGGCCATGATCAACTCGTCGTAGGCCGAGCCGTTGGTCGTCGCGTGGACGATCCCCAGGCCCGTGGTCGCCGTGTTGCCCGTATCCGCAATCTGGGCGATGGTGCCCGACGTGGCGAGCATGACGTAGCCGCCGGTCAGAGTCGTCGGGTCGAAGTTCTCGAAATCGTCGTAGAACCCGTACCCGACGTTCCGGTCCTTCCGAACGAGAATGTCCTCGTCTGGAAAGTTTTTCCACAGTTGGGGGCTTCGGCCGTACCCAACCTGGTCAGAGTGAATCGCGTTTTGCATGGCGAATATCCTCGAAAAAAAGCTGAATTCCAGTGATTGCCCCTACGAACCTCTCAGGTCACACGGTCAGGCCGTTTCGGTCACCGTGGCCGAGCAGTGGCCGCGGAAGCTGGACCGGCGATCTAGGCAGATGATCTGGCCGGCGTCGTCCATCGCGCGAACGCGAACGTTCTTCTTGCCGGGCATCGGGTACGGCGGGGTCTTCCGCATCGAGCGGCCCGACTTGCTGATGTACTTGAACTTCCTCCAGTCCACGCCGATGATGACGCCATCCGTCCGCGCAACCGTCGAGGCCGTGTTTGTCCACGCCGGAACGTGGATCATGGGCACGCCGCGAACCAGCACGCCGTTGCCGTGGGCCGCCAGGTCGTTTCCGATGTTGTCGTTGCCAAGCTGCAGGAGCTTGCGGCTTTCGGCGACCCGGCTGTGAGTCGTGAGCAACTCCCACCGCGGCTTGTCCGTCGCAACGCTCGACGGATACGGAGCCGGCGGCTTGAAGTAGCACATATCCATCGAGTTGATGACCTTCTCGACGAAGTCGTCCCGGCTGACGACCGTGTACGGGAAGGTCCGGTTCTTCCAGTTCTTGTAGGTGGACGTGAGGATTCCGCCCGTCCCGACCGCATCGAACCCGCTCGGCTCGACACCGTTGAAGCCTTCCGTGTCGCTCTCCTGAAGCCACCACAGCAGACCGGCCGGAGGCGGTTCCTCCTGGGTCGGCGACGTCGGCCCGGTGCCGAACATCAGGGTTTCCATGCCCGCGAAGTAGTCGTTGTACATCGCGTGCTCATGGGCCTTGAGGTACTTGAGGATCGACACCGCGCCCTGCTGGAACTGCTCCTCGTCGATGTCGTAGATGTAGTTGACCGTGTTCATCGACCACCCCAGCGACCCGTGGGTGAGGATGTTCACCCGGTTGTAGTCGTCGGTAGCGAACAGACCTGTCAGCTTGAAGTTGCCCGGGTTGGCGACCTGCAACTCCCACCGGCAGGACGGACCCGCCATCTCCTCCTTCCCCGCATTGTCGAACAGGCGCGAGGCGAAGTAGTATTCTTGCAGGTCCATGGAAATGTCGTTCCACTTCTCCTGCGCGACGATCTTCGGAAGCGAGGCTTCCACGAAATCGTCGATTTGACTGGGTTGAAGGGTTTTTGCCATGCTCTTGGACTCCCGTTATCACCCGTCGGCGCCGGCAAGCTCGTCGTGCAGGGCGAGGAGTTCCGGATCGTGCTCGACGGGTCCGGCGTACTTCGGCGCCACCGACTTGGTGGAGCCGCCTCCTGTCCGCTGCTTCGCCTGCTGCTTCGCCTTTTGGATGTTTTTGGTTTCTCGTTTCTTGGAAAGGTGTTCCGCGAAGGTCATATTGACCACGCGGCTCACGAACGACTTGTCGGTCTTCCCCTCCCGGCCAAGAACGCGCAGCCCGTGCAGGTACGCCTTGTGGTCCTCGTACAGCTTTTGACGATTCTTCAGTTCGGACTTGGACTCCTTGCCCGACTCTCCGAAGAGTTCCGGCATTCCAAGACTGTCCACAATCGAATCGAATCGCTGTTCGTTGGCCGCCTCGTCGCGCAGTTGTTCCGCCTGCTCGAATGCGGCGAACCGTTGCTCGATCGCCTGTAGCTTCGTTTCGTAGTGGTCGCGCATGGAATTGAATTCCTTGACGACCTCCTCGTCGTAAGACTCAGGATCAAGCTGGACCTGGTAACTGTCCGGTACGTCCTTCTTGTCCGGTTTGGTTTCAAACCGACCGCGGGAATCGCGTTGTCGCTCCTCCCGCTGCTGGTCCGTTTCCTCGCCCTTCCCGTACTTCGAGTCGCCGGTTTCGTCGGCCTTGCGGCCGGCTTGCATGGCGCTCTTGTCCAGGATGCGCAAGGCACGGTCCAGTTCTTCGCGGCTGGTGAATTCCGACAGTTCTTCGTCGGTGATCCCCAGCGTTGAAACCTGATCCCGCAGTTCATCGTCGAGCCACTCTTGGCCGGCGGCATCTTCGGTCGTCAGGTCTTCGTCGCCGGTTTTCTCGGCGGCGGCATCGTTCCCGGCGGATTGGTCATCGCCGGTCTTTGTTTCGTTGTCTTCAGTGTCCACAGGAACCGTCTCAGGCCCCATCTCGTTCAGCGCATTGTCGATGAACGAATCGCGTTCTTCCGCCGTGGGCAATCCCAAACCTACTGACATGACTCGTCTCCTAACCGTCCCCGTAACCGCCGTCCGCGTCATGCGCGCCGATCTTTTTCAGCCAGTCGCGGCGTGCGGCTCGGGAACTAAATGAGCACTTCCCTCTTTTGTCCCACGACACCCCGGAGATGCCGTGTTGCCTTGCGGCTTCGTTGTATTCACCCGCTTGTTCCGGGTGGCAGGAACAAGCAATCGACTCCAGCGGATTGCCCTCGCCGTAGGCCGGGCCACCCTTCGCCCTCACCGAACCCCTGCCGCCCGGAATGTCCAATTCAGTCTGCGCGTTCATGCCGGGGCCCTCGTCAGGGAAGCCATTTGCTGGGGCGTGTTCTGCCCGCCGCCCATTAGGGCTTGCTGCAGGACCGCGCTACGATTCTCGGCCGTCCCGCCGGTCGGGATGTTCCGACGAACCGTCTCCCGGCTCGTCACGGGCGACTGCCGAATCGTGTTCTGGTCGCCACCTAACTGGTCGCTCGGGAACGCCGCGGTGAAAAACCGCTTGAAGGCCGGCTGGTCGAGCAGGTCTTGGATTTCGTCGAGATACGCCACCACGTCGAGCGAGACGCCCGACGCCTGGAACATGGGCCACAGCGGCGCGATCTCCCGCATGACCGAGAAAATTTCCTGGAGCTTCTGCTGGGGCGTCTTGTAGACCATCGAATACGGTTCGACGGCGAAATCGTACTGATCGAGCCGCCCTTCCCGCAGTTCCGGCCGCCACGAGGCATCCACCGTCTCGCCCATGGTCCCGACTTCCATGGTCGACTCAATTTCCATGAAGTTGTCGTTCCACATCAGCGCCCCAAGCTCGCCGCAGACCTCGCCGGCGAACTTGACCACCTGAAACTGAAGATCCGCTTGCTGCCCGGCCAGTTGGCCCTGAATGATCTCCTCCTGCCCGACCGTCGACGCCTGGGCGCCGAGGCCCGCCGCACCCCTCAGATTCCCGCCAAGCCGGTCAAACAGGTCGATGTCGGCCAGTTGTGCGGCCATGAGCCCCTGGTCGGGCCCGCCCTGCTTGACGACGACGATGTCCTTCGGGTTGCGGGACTTCACGTAGCGCCCGTAGGGGGCGTTCATGAGCCGCTCGGCGTCTTCCTCGCCACCCGGCGGGTAGACGGGATTCTCCTTGAGCATCCGGGTTTGCAGCCGGAGCTTCCGGGCGCTGGCGTTGATTTTGTCGTGCAGACCCTTGAGGTTGCTCGACGGCGAGGAGGGAATCACGTTGTCGGGCACGAACCCCAACGAGAGGAACTTGTACGGCCCGGATTGGGTACCCGAGTGCTCCCGCTCGTTCAGCGGCTCCAGGTCCGTGTCGCAGGCCAGGGTGAACACCCGCCCGCCCGCCTGCCGGCCGCGGTTGGGAATCCACAGGTCCATGAGCGTGATCATGGGCTCGAGCTCGTCGTCGTCGATCGCGTCCCCCGCCGCGATGTCCCGGGCCATGTCGCTGCCGGCTTCGTAGCTGTGTTTGCTCGTCGGCACCAGCTTCTTGAGCACGGCCGGGTCGTAAGTCGGCTCGTCAACGACCTTGTCGAACGGGACGCGGTAGCGGTCGCCGCAGAACCGCATTTTTGTGATTTCCTTGGCCGTCATGTCGAGAATCAGGTCGTCCGCGCTGATCCGCTCGACCCACGGCTCCCCGACGTCGTACCAAACGTCCTCGCTCTCCTGGACGCCGATACCCGAGTCGGTCATGGTCACCTTGGCGACGCCCATCAGGAAAAACGCATCGAGGATGATCAGGCGGAACGTCTGGTCAAGCTCCATGTCCACGATTTTCTTGTTCAGGTTGATCTCGTACCGCTTGGCGAACGGGAGGCCCTTCGGGTGCTTGGCGACCACCTTGACCCGCGGGTTGTTCGCGGCGAGGAACCGCGAGTAAATCCGGGCCATTTGGTTCAAAAGGTTGACCAGAACCTCATTCCGCGCGCCGCGTTCGCTGTACCACGAGCCAACGTAGTCCTTGATCATCTCGATCCGCGTCTTGCGGAACGGTTCGAGCGCCTCGCGCGAGCTTTTCACGGCTCGCAAGACTCGTTCTCGCTGTTTTTTGTCGTACAGGTCGATCATGGGCGGTTTGGAAGGGCGACCGGGCAGGCCAAGAAACGAAAAAAGCCAGCGCACGCAGGTAATGCAGCCCTGCATGGCTGGCTTTGTGTCTCTTGGCCCCCGTTGCTGGCGACTGGCCGGTCGGTCAGCGACGGTTGCCCGGGTAAGGTTTTCAAAAGATCAACGTAAAGACCCGGATGAGGGACTTGCGCCCTCTCGCTGGGCTTAGCTGAGTGTCGTGATCGGCCGTGTCACGATCCTTTGGGCTCGACGGTCTCAGTGAGTTTCCAGCTTCTAGCGGCGCGCTCGACGGCGGCCATCCGGGTAACACTTACTCGCTTCAACGCCCGTTCATCCGTTGTGGGAGAACGAGCCCGCTTTTCTGCTTCGCTCGAAAGTGCCGCTTCGCCCCGACGCTCATCCCGTCCATCAGCGCGTCGACGGCCGCGGGCGGGAAAGCATTGATGCTCGACAAGATGACTTGCGGCAGAACGCCTACGATTTCAGCCAATTCAACGGCTGTGATGTCCGGCTCAGGGAGAAAGGCGTAGAATCGCTGCCGGCCTTGGAATGGAAAAACCACCCGCTTTTCGGGCTGGTCATCCTCGTTTTGTGGAAGCCCGTCGATCAACCCGCCGACTCCCTGAGCAAGTCCTGTAGCGTGAATTCCTCCTCGTCGTCCGGCCGCCGATGTCTCATTTGCTCTCGCTGAAATCTCCATTCCGGACAACCATAGGGAACATTCTCAGGCGCAAAATTCTCCGTGTCAAGTTGAACTATCCCTTGATCGACGTGCGCCAGCCATGCGACTCCGCACGCAATCGCGCGATCCGCATGTGGTTTTCCGTCCAAACCTTGTTGTTTTGACGGTCGATGTACCAATTTGCCTTTTTCGTATTCGTACTCCCCACATTCCCGAATAAGATCCTCCGAGCGAGGAAGGAAGGCTCCTTGCTCCATCGCAATGGCCACGGCGTCGAACAGCTTGCCCTTCGCCTCGTCCGACGTGTTCAACCAGCCAGGCTTCCGGCTCTTGGCACGGTTGCCGACCTCTTCCACGTCGCGGTAGAAGACGTTCCCGTAGTGCAAGACTTCGATGACCTCGTGTTCGAAGATCGACCCAGGCCCGCCCGACTCCCACGCCAAGAAGGCTTCATTCAGCCACCGAGAGAGCACGACGGCCACCCGGGCGAACTTCGAGGGAGACAGGCCCATGATCGCGTATTCCAAGACCTGCTCGCCATTGTCTCGCCGCAGGCCGCAAAGCGCCGAGTTGCTCGACGTGTCCCCCGTGCCGCCGTAGGCGACGTCGCCGCCGAGCGTGAACTTGCCGCCCGGCGGGTCGGTCGACTTCACCCCGGGCCGAAACCAGAGCTTCAGCGGCCCGTTCTCCTGCTGGACGAGCCCCGTCAGTTCGAGCGTCTCCGAATCGAACGCCAGCCGGCCCTGCCACAAAGGCGGCTGGCAATGCCGCTTCTTCATTTCGTCGAGGATCTCAGTCGGAAAGACCTTGCCCACGGCGCCGCGAGGGTCCATGTCCAGTTCCCTCGCAACAAACCGAGGGGTCGCCCCGGGAAGGCAGCAGTGGGCGTCATACCACGGCGACCGCAGCTTGTCTTCCATCTTGTGGCCGCGACGCTCAAGGCCGCGCAGCCGCTTCGCGTTCGCCCGAACGTACTTCTCGACCGCTTGTTGCTCCTCCGGCTTCGCGGCGGTCGCCCGGCCCTCCTTCATCGTGTAGGCCAGCTTCGTCTGCGTCGGGTTGTCCTTCCAGTCCAGCGTGAACAGCCTGGTATTCTCCGGGTCGGTCGCCGACTCATGAAACACGCCGCTGTCGCCGCCGAACGTCGAGATCAAGAACGTGCAGTTCGAGATGCTCGCCACGCTCGACATGACCCGGTAGTCCTTGTTCCCCGAAATGAACTCGTCCGAACCAATCTCATCGAGATCGAACTTCGTCTTTCGCCCGCCGCGAGCCACGTCGCCCGTTGCCGAGTAGCCTGTGAAGAGTGATCCGTTCGGTAGTGCAATCGTGTGGTCCGTCAGACTTCGCTCATAGCCTTCCGGGAGCATCCAGAACGGCAGCCGGTCGAGCATCCATGCGACCTTGTACATGATCGTGTCGCTGTCCGTCGCCGAATCCACCAGCTTCTCATTGCGGGTCACCAGGCCGACTGAAAAGCCATCGTCACGAATTGCCCGACGAATGTCGACGCCAAGATAGCCGTAGGTTCCACCCTGGGCCCGGCTCTTCTTGAGCGTGAACGCAAGCGGCTCCTCCGTCTCCTGAGCCTCCGCAATCGCCGCGTCCATCGCCAAGAGAACCGGGTCTTGATGCGGCCACGTCACGAAGGGCTTGGTCTTGATAAGCGAACGCGGCTCGGACACCCAGAGAAAGGCGTTGAAGAAGAACAGCACATCCGACATGGCCGCCTGAAAGAGCGCCTCTCGCAATTCCAGATTCGTCAGGGCCGCCCTGCGCATCCGTTCCCGCCACCGCATGTTTTTGAGCGGGTCTTTCGGAACAAGGTCAATGAAAGGTGTGGCTACTTGTGCGGGCAATCGTCACTCACTACTCGCCGTCCAGAAGAAGGGTCATCGCCCGTACTCCTGTTCCTTTTTGAACCCATCCGTGAAGTGCTGTTGCCGTTCGGGATGCTCTCGCTCGTCATTCGACGAACCGGAAAGCCCATCCCGAGACGCCTGAACTTCATCCGACACTGAACGCATATCTCGTTCCAGCGTGCCTCGGCCGGCCCCATCTCTTCGAGACATTCCGTGCATCGGCTCATTTCCAAATACCCTCTTCCAATTCTCCGCAAACGTCATTTGATCGACGCACGGCGGACGTCGACGACTACCCTTCCCGTTCAATGGGCTCCTGCACCTTGCCAACCAGATCCGTCACGACGATCTTGTGATTGTCGCAAATGATCTTACCTCCAGCAAACTCCCAGAAGGAAGGAAGGTACATTCGCGGAACCGAGTCGAGCGGTGATCCGAAAACCATCCTTTCGATTCTCGTTTCACCGCAGAAATCACACTTCCACGTATAGGTGATGGTAATCACTCCTCATCCTCCTCCGCATCCTCCTCATCGTCCCCGTACATTTCGTCGCGGTACAACTCCATAAGTTCCGCCGACATGTGAGTCGCCATACCCACACACGTCATTTTGAGCCCCGCCCACCGATAGACGTCGTGATTCATTTCGTCCGTCATCCCCTTCGTCCCGCAGAACACCGCGCTGTCAAACCGACGCATCAGTTCGTCGAGCAACTCGGCCGTCCCGCACCACTCCAACTCCGTCTGAGGCTTTGGTTCGTCCGTCACTTGACCGCCTCCATCTGTTCGATGATCCGCCGAATCTCGCCAATCGAACGCTTCTCCTTCCGAACCTTGTCCTCCTCGCCCTCATCCACCCCGCGACGCACCTTCGGAACGACGTCCTTGTAAAACGCCGTTCGATTGTCCATCGCCCATTCGAGCAGCCCCAACGCCCCTTGACTCGGCGCCGGAGAGGTCGCCCGAGAAAGCCTGATCCTCTGCCCGCCCTCTTTTGTCCGCTCAATGACCCGCGAATAGTTCGCGTAAACCCAATTAACCTCGTCCTCGTACTTCCCCGTCTCCGGCAACTCCGGCCAATTCCGCGGACGCCACGTCCGATCCGGCTTCTTCCCCTCGTCCTCCTTCCTCGCCGCGACCTCCTCAGCCGACAACGGCGGGAAGTTCCGCTCCATCTCCTCCCAAGCAATCCGCACCGAAGCAGCCCGCGGAAGACCCTTCGTCGCACACTGCCGACGAATCGCGTCCATGAACCGCTGCGCCTCCCCCAGCCGACCCTCCTCACGGAGACGCCGCATCAACTCCCGCTTCTTCGCCAGAAACTCAGGGTCATGAACCACTACCGGCCCTCCTCCACAAACCGCATCAGCCGCTTCGCCACCCGTACCACCTTCACCGCCCGATCCGTGATCCCCACCACAGCGTGGGCAATCTCGACACACCGCTGCCGATGGTACATCAGGCTCGCCTGCTGACGCTCCTGCCGGTCCCGCTCCACGTCGCAAGGCCCAATACAAACCTCCACCGCCTCAGGATTCACGCACTCCGGGCAACCCGTCTCCTTCTCGCTCGACATGACTCGTCTCCTTTCTTAAAAACGCCATCGGACACCGAGGAAATATCCCATTCGGCCATGCAGCCTCCCGTTCCGGATGCAGCGGGACCACCTTTCCGTCTGGCATCGCCGCCCGGCCTGTGACCATCAGATCCAGCCAGAACTGCTCAGTCTGACCAGCAATGCGGCCCCGCTCGTAGTCGCTCTGAACCATAAAGCACCCTAAATAGAGACTACCTATCTTGACATCGAATCCCGGGACGTGGTCGGAAGGTGGTAACCGTACCACCGCTCGCGCGCCCGGGCGGGGGTCCGATCGGGTTTCCGGCCGACTTGGGGCCCCTGCCCACAAGAGACACCCTTGTAGCCGCCCTGCGCAGCCTGAATCAGGACATCGCGCGCGCTCTCAGCGCTCTACTGTGAGAATGGGTAAGATAAGCACTACACGCTCATAGTGTTGGTTAGATCGACACTAGACAGCGCTCTTGAGTAGATGCGCCCTCCCCTTGCCCTGCACGCTACACGCTCACCCTACCCTTGGGCTACACGTAGCACGAGCACGCACAGCATGAGGGGGCACGTACAGCAGGCACGCACAGCATGAGCAGCAGGGCAGATAGGTATGCCCTATAGATGCATGAGTATGCATGAGCAGGGGAACATGATAGCACGCTCAGCATGAGAAGGGCCGTAAGACGAGATCTTACGCCGTAAGACGAGATCTTACTGACTCACAGCGCGCCCTACGCCCCTTCCCATCCCGCACCCCCTTAATCCCCCGCCCCTTCCCTTCCCCAGGGATGGACCAGGTTGACCCCACATTCACGGCCTCGCAGGCGCCGAGTAGTGTCCCGGGTCACCGGATGCTTCGGGCGGGGTGGCCGGACTTTCACCGCTTTCCCCGCCGGTTGCTGCGCTCGAGGGGCTACAGCATCTGGGCCGCCTTTGCTCGCCATCAGGGGCTTGTGAGCCGGCTTGCGGCAACCGGCTGGACGACCTACCCGCGCTCAGGCGGATCGACCAGGAGCAGCGGCACACCCGCAGGGGCCGCCCTCACTGGCCGTCCATTCTATCCACCCCCGGACACCACGCAAGACGAAAAACGCTTCCCCTCGATACCCCTTGACTACAAGCCATTGAGAAAAATTTATTCCCTTGCACAGCATACACTTACGGCCAATCCGAAAATAATTCACTGGACACGCTCACGGCTTCGTGGTAGAAATCACGATAGAAGAAACGAGCCCCGCGACCGCTGTAACGGCCCGGGGCTCTTGGCCCGACCCTTACAAGGAGGATCAGACAATGGCCACTCTACCCGCCATCGCGCTACGTGGCAAGCCAGGATCGATTGTCCGCGTCTACGGCTTCCCGGGACTCTTCAGGCTCGCCCACACGAGCCGCACGCCCTGGGACTGGCTGGCATGGCCGATCGGCGCCGAGCCCTTCAACGGCTTTGGGGTGAGCGATAAGAGCCTGGTTGAAGTGGACGGGAATCCCTGCCCCCTTCAATCCTGCCCACTCGCCCCGCCGGCGCCCGACTATCCCCACGCGCCAACCTACGACTATGACGACGGCCCCGCGGACTGCGCGACCTGGGCCCTCAAGCAATGGCACGCCGACGAGGAGCTTTGACCCATGGCCCATGCCCACGACACCCAGCGCCTACTGTTTGCCGGCCTCACCTGCCTGCCCGACCAACTCGACCTATTCGAGACGGACGGCCAACCAGAACCGGCGCCACGCTCCCCGGACAGAGACGGGGGCCCTTGCCCAGTGTGCAACCGCATCACGACCCGCGCCCGATTGTTTTGCTCCCCTGAATGTGAGCAGGAATACGAGGCCACCCACAAGCCACGGTGACAGCCTGAACCGCACCGGCCGCAGCTTGCGACCGGCTGGCCCGGGCTGTAAACCGGGACGCGATGCCCCAGCGCTTTGTACGGGGGCAAATCCAGATCGTCAAGGAGATCTGAATCATGGCAGCCGGTACCCAACTTTTCGCAACGTCCCACCAGTGGGCCACCCGTCCCGACGATCAGCGGTTCTTGTCGCTTGAGGACCTCCACGCCAGCGTTGCCACGCGCCGCGGGGAATCCTGGACGGCAACGCCCTACACGCGGGAACTCAGAGTAGTCCCCCAGGCGGATCAGCTCGCCCTTTCTGTGTTCGACCCGACCGCGGGAGAACGGCGAGACCTCGAGCTTTCAAACTGGTCGTTTGGCCAGTTGAGCCAGTACGCCCAGGCGCCGGCCGCCTACCTGCGCAAGCTACCGGCCGACCTCGCGGCGATCAACCTACAATGGGGCCTCGAGCGCTAGCCCATTCGAGACAACGCCCTGGTTCTTGCTCGCTCGAATGGCGTCCACGAACTCCGCGCCATGACCTCGACCAGCTATGGCCGCATTTGGGATCAACAGGTGGTCGAATGCGTTCAAAAGATGAACGTCGATGGACGATGGGTCATCCCGGCCAGCCGGCGCCAGGGAATCAACCCCCTCCGCGCCACGACCCTCTATGCCTCAGATCGGGACGTATTCATCTTCCTGGTCGACCCGGCCAATCCGATCGAAGTGGACGGGGAGACACTCTACCGCGGGTTCTACACCTGGAATAGTGAGGTTGGGTCAGCCACCTTCGGCCTTACCACCTTCCTCTACCGAGAGGTTTGCGATAACCGGATCATCTGGGGAGCAACCGACGTCAAGGAGCTTCGCATCCGACACACCGGCGGCGCACCCGATCGCTTCGCCTACGAGGGCCAGCGGTACCTACGCCGGTACGCCGAGGAGTCGACGCAGAAGCTTGTTGAGGGCATCAGGGCAGCTAAGACGACCTTGATCCCGCTGAATGAGGGCAAGGGGGAGACGGTTCAAGACTGGCTCCAGTCCCGCGGCTTCACCAAGAGCGAAGCCAAGGGGGCCCATGAGACCGCAGTAGGCGAGGAGGGCCGCGCCCGCACCTTTTGGGATATCGTGAATGGCGTCACGGCCTACGCCCGGACAATCAGCCACACGGACGCACGGACGACCCTGGAAGCCAAGGCCGGCCGCTTGATGGAGATGGTCGCCGACTGATGCCAACCCACCGGCGTGGGCAGGCACGCCGGAACGTTGGAATCAGTCACGCCCACCCCCTCACAAAAGGAGAGACCATGAGCGCTTTTGTTGTTTCCTTCGCCACCCTAGACAGGATACTTTCGCGGCTTGGTCAGAATGGCATGGCCCGCCAGACATCCCCCGCCCACTACGTGATCCGCAAGCGGTCCGGCGACCTGGACGCAGGCACGCTAGATATCGG